AAGAGGATGAGTTTCATCCAAAACAATATCTACAACCCTAGCAGAAACAATAAGATTATTAATTTTAAAATCTCTGCCTTCATCTGATCCATTATTTAGATTAGAATTAAGATTATTGTTTTGGGCGGCATACCCATAAAACCTATTACCCATTATTCCTCCTTTATATTATTGATAGCGGCTAACAATTGCTCTTTTTCAGCATCTGATATTGTTAATGGGTCGCCTGATGCTTGGCTAGCTATAGCTCGTTGGGCTAATGCTGCCATTTTAACAAGTAAATCGTCGTTTTTAACTCCTATTTCCATATATTCTTTAATTAAAGGAACTATAAGAGTAGCATCGCCTATCTCGTTTATCAATGGTTTTAATTCCGAGATAAGTGTAGATATTTGTTTATCTTTTTTCTTTTGGTTTTCGTATATTTCTTCTAGTATGCTAGAAAAAGATTTTTTACCGAATACGATTTTATCAAATTGGCTCATATCATTTTATTATAAATATAGTTATATCAAACTTTCATATAACCATTTTCTTCATAAAATAAATAATGAGATTTATATAATTTGTATAGGTGATTGGCTACTTTAGTGATCTTAGGTGTTTTAACATCGATTTGCTCGCGAATATAAATATAAAGTGCCTTCTTGTTGAAAATGGTTAAATGGTCTCTTTTGCGAAATAATTCTAATATAGCATCGGCTACTCGAGCATCTGCTTCTTTCGGAAATAATTTAAATATATTTTTAGTACAGAAATCTACATACATATCCATAAAATCTGAAATTTTATCGTTTGTGTAGTTTTCTTCTAGTTCGTATGAGTGATTTTCATCTTCATATATTTCTTCTACAGGAATAGTATCTAATCGCTTTTTATAATTTTTCTGGTTAGATAGTATCAAATAGCGTTTTGCTATTGTTCCAAAATAAGAATATGCTTTGGCTCCTTTAGAAGGATCGAATAAATGTATTTTGGAAAGAAGAAATGTTATTACTTCGTGTTGTAGGTCTTCAATATTTTCAACCTCAGTATAGTAGAATTTAAATGTATGGACTATATTTTCGGTTAATTTGAAAAAAGGATAATGTATTTTTCTTTCGTATATTTTACTTTTAATAACAGGATCGTGCTCGTTATTGTATTTAACGATAGCATCTTCCGTATCTTGAGTAAAATATACCATTATAGATTTTTTATATTAAAAGAATTAAGAATAGTTTGAATACTCTTAACGCTCTCAAAGAAAAAACCAATTTCATCATCCGCTTTAAATGAACCCCGATGGTCTATTTCTTTTAATTTTTTATCTGATTCATCTATAATTTTAGAAATCTTATTTAGATAAACCATATATCCTGTAAGGATATCTTCTTGCTTTTCGTTTTTGCGTAGAAGGTTAAAGGTCGTGTATCCTAAGATCACGACCATTAACGCTAAAATTATTGTTAAAATTATCATATACTATCTAATAGATTTTTTAAACCTTCACTTTTAAGTGTACTTAATGCTTTTTGTTGTTTGTTTATAGTAGGCTTAGTGTTGGACTTAGTGCTAGCGTCCAATGTAAAGTTCTTTTTAGGGGCCTCCACGGAATTTTTAAATTTTGGCAACCACTCTCTTTCAAACTCAATTCTTGCTGCCATTAAATCTGCTTGATGCAATACAAATGGAAGACAAGTACGTGGTTTTTGTTCGGGCATATAAGTCATAAGATATTTCTTGTTGCCTTCATCGTACAAACCATCGTGGGTTTGGATAGCTACCATTTCATTAAATGAATATTGAACACCATGAGATTGAAGCAGATACAAACCACGATCAGGAACCGAAGCGAATGCTACTTTGTTGTTAAACATATAGTCTTCGCCTAGTTTATCTTTGCGCCATTGGTCTGTTTGGGGGACATAGGATTCGTTTGTTTCATCTCCCATTTTACCTAAATCGTGGTTAATAGCGGAGAATACAAGTTCTTCAACTGTATATGTAGTTAAATCGGCTCCCATTTCACCCCACAAATTGTTGAGTTTAAGAGCACAATCTACAACACGATTGACGTGTTCAATATAACCTCCTGGAAATGCGTTATGGTATTCTTTCTTGTGAGCGGCCGGCATTAGAATTAGACGATCTTTATATTGTTCGTAAAATTCTAGTAGTTTCTCTTTACGGGGAGAAGATATCCATGTATTGATATGTTGGATAAAATAATCCCAATTTTCTTGGATTTGTTCTGCGGTAAGTTTCATAACTATTTATTTTAATTTAAAATTCATACGATCCCATAGGCTCTTGTTGAACAAAAGCTTTAGCATCTTGGATAACCTCTTGTGTGTCTTTAAGAATAGCTTCAAATTCTTCTCTAGAACCGGCTCGTTGGAGTACTAAAAATAGTTTAGAGATATTACCCTCTGCTTTCTCTAGTCTTCGCATTATGATGTTTCGATTTTTCATAGTAATAGTTTTATGGTGGGAATATAAATATAATATTAAGTAAAACCAAGTTTACTTTGTATCTTCTGCGAAGAGTTTCTTAATATTAAACATATGAGCACACTTTTCATATTCCTCTTTAGATTCAAAATATGAAATAGCAGAATTTAATGTTCCTATAAATTGAGGATTATTATTATTTTTTATAACTTGGGCGTGGGCCACATTAAATGGATCTATTTTTTCTATATAAGAAAAGGCTCTATTATACACAATCATATCACCTAAGTTCTTAACATCCTCAGACCCAAGTTCAGGATCTGATTTTAAAAGAAACATGAGGTTCTTTATAAAAGAATTCTTATGATTAATAATTAATTTTTTAAACATACCCAACAAATAAGTGGGATGCTCAGAAAAATCAATTGCTACAATGTTGTCGTCCTCGCTAGTAAACGAGCCGAAGATTTTATTTATGTCCATCTTGCATATAAATATATGTTAAGGAAAAGCCTTGTAGGGGAAGCGGGACTCGAACCCACAACCTCGTGCTCCCAAAGCACGTAATCTAACCAATTGATATATTCCCCTATGTTTCCCCACCCTGAGATTTGGGGTGAGTAGTCATTCTGGTTTTTTCCTATTGATAAAACCTACAGGGCATCCCCTATTAAAACAGTCACACTACGAAGGAGGGGCTGTGATTGGCACCTTTAGCCCTAAGAACCGGCATTCCGCTGTCCGATTTAAGCGAGCCCATTGTTTAAGTCTTGAACTAAAGACTCTGAGTATCTCTTACTCATTGCGGTTCGTATGGGAATCGAACCCATGACCTTCGCAGTGACAGTGCGATATTGTACCCAACTCTACTAACGAACCATTGAGCGATAAACAGGACTCGAACCTGCAACCTCCGACTTGGAAGGACGATGCTCTACCAATTGAGCTATTATCGCAAATTGAGCGGCAAACTGGATTCGAACCAGCGACCCTAACCTTGGCAAGGTTATGCTCTACCAACTGAGCTACTGCCGCAACTGAGCTTCTTATCGGATTCGAACCAATGACCATCCGCTTACAAGGCGGGAGCTCTACCAACTGAGCTAAAGAAGCATTTTGTGGACCGTACCGGATTCGAACCGATGACCTTCTGAATGCAAATCAGACGTTCTAGCCAACTGAACTAACAGCCCTTTTGTAGCGGGTGAGGGATTCGAACCCCCGATTCCTGGCTTATGAGACCTGGCGGATAGACCACTTCCATAACCCGCAATATGTTTTAATTTTTAAAAATATTTTTACCCTCAGGATTGAAATGCATAAATTGATGTGTTTCTATATCTGATTGCCATTTATATTGAACAACAAGCCCATTATTGTTTTTATAACTATTATCACCTAAATTGTGGTGAGTTTCTATTATTCTTGTTAGCATTGCCCTTGCTATATCATCAGATTTAGTTGCTTGGGTACACATAATGTTTTCAGTTCCCCCCCACTTAAAAAAGTACATAGTCATAAAATCAAAGTTGGGATCGACTGTATATATAACCCAATACTCCGATTGATTTAATCTTTCCCAATTTATTGTACCAAATTCAAGACGATTTCGTTCTTTGATTTCAGTAACAGTAAATCCAACCATTGGTTTTTGTGCAAACGCAGTTGAACTGAGTAACACAAGTAGAATAATAAGTAGTTTTTTCATAGTTTTTGTTTTTTGTACTCCGTACGGGACTCGAACCCGTAAGCTTTCCCGTGAAAGGGGAATGTCCTAACCAATTAGACGAACGGAGCGTATTAATTGCGTCCTGAGTAGGGGTCGAACCTACGGCCTAGCGGTTAACAGCCGCTTGCTCTACCACTGAGCTATCAAGACAAATGGTACCGAAGGCGAGACTCGAACTCGCAATGCTATACAGCGCTGATTTCTAAGACCAGTGTGACTACCAATTCCACCACTTCGGCATAAATATACAAAATAAATTTTATTTTGCCAAATTTATTTGCGGAAGATATTGGATTTGAACCAATGAACCAGTTACCCGATTAACACCTTAGCAGGGTGCCGCTTTAGACCACTCAGCCAATCTTCCATATGGGCGACCGATGGGAATCGAACCCACCCGCACTAGAACCACAATCTAGCGCTCTACCAACTGAGCTACAGCCGCCATTTAACGGCAGTGGTAATCTGCCGCTTTTGTAGCAATTTGAATATCAGGTTTGACATTCACTTTGTATCCCAACGATAAGGCCCAACCACGAGTTGCTCCTATAAGTTTGTGGCTAGGTGCAATTTCGTCTTGGTTATAGTCCATATCAATTTCAACGTTTATGTTGATTTGTTGGGTAAACCATTCTGCCACTTCCAATGTACGAACACATTCATCAAATAATCTTGTGAACATATCGCGCACTAGTGGAACTTTTTCTTTTGTATAGATATAGTGAACACCTCTGATACCAAAACGATATGCTATTACAGTTACATATGATGTTTCTAATCCTATATTTTGAGAATCAGTACCAATATGAACTTTTAGATTAGGATACCTTTTCATTATCTCTAAGGTATGTTCAACAACATCTATTACTCTGTTATCTACTGATTTGAACCTTTTCATTTTATTAAATTTTAGTAGCGAAAAGCAGAATCGAACTGCTAACCTCAGGGATATGAATCCTGCGCTCTAACCAATTGAGCTATTTCGCCAGGTTGCATAGGTGTAAGGATTCGAACCTCAAACTGCGGTTTTGGAGACCGTAATGATACCATTTCACCACACCTACATTATTTTAGAGGTACTGATTGGAATTGAACCAATATAAGAGCTTTTGCAGAGCTCCACCTTGCCAGTCGGACACAGTACCAAATTGTAGCTCCTAAACGATTCGAACGTTTAACACTTCGTCCGTAGCGAAGCAGTTTATCCATTAGCCTAAGGAGCCTTGTGTTGGAATAGCCGGATTCGAACCAGCGACCTTTTGAATATCAGTCAAATGCTCTAACCAACTGAGCTATATTCCAATGTGTGCCTGCAGAAGGACTCGAACCTCCGAACTCAAACGAGAACTGATTTACAGTCAGTTGCAATTGCCGCTATGCGATACAGGCGTATTTGTGTGGTGAATGGTTGGATTCGAACCAACGACGCGAGGCTCTTCAGGCCTCCGCTCTACCAACTGAGCTACATCACCAAATGAACACAATGTTGGAGTACCCATCTCGCTCCAATCTTAACTGCTTATTCGTAGTTTTACGAGGCCTCGGCAGAGGGTGCTAACTCCATATGGAGACCTGCGCTGGTCTTTGTTCCATACTTCTGTTCATTGTGTTTTGTAGTCAGGACAGGATTCGAACCTGTATGTGGTAATCCTTCCAGATATTTCTCACTTACGTTTTTGCCGTATTAGCGTCTACCAATTCCGCCACCTGACTATATTGTCCACTCTGTTGGATTCGAACCAACTTACTCGCTCTGTGTTCGGATACCGCAGTACCAGGCGACACAGAGGTCAGTGTGTTTTACCACATAACACTAAGAGTGAGTACACCTTGCTAGATTCGAACTAGCGACCCTTTGCTTGTAAAACAAATGCTCTGAACCAACTGAGCTAAAGGTGTAAATGTGACCCCATCGGGACTCGAACCCGAAACCTTCGCATTAAAAGTGCGAAGCTCTAACCAATTGAGCTACGAGGTCTTTTGTACTCCCGACAGGACTTGAACCTGTAACCTCGATGGTATAAGCATCTTGCGCTAACCAATTGCGCCACGAGAGCATAATTATGAGGAAGAGGTGAGATTCGAACTCACGGAGCTTTAACACCCTCCGGTTTTCAAGACCGGTGCAATAGACCAACTCTGCCACCCTTCCATTATGTAGTCAGGACAGGATTCGAACCTGTAATCGCTTCCGCACTTCTGCGTTGATGCCTTTTTTGTTTAATGTGTGGTTCGACCTACCACATTGCAGTTTTTTGCGTCTACCAATTCCGCCACCTGACTGTAAAAAACAATGCCCGATACGTTTCCGTTAGACCCGTGTATTCCTCAGTCCCTAGACTTCATTCGGGAGTAACTGCCACCTTTTGCGCTTTAAAGAATTCGGGGCCAGCAGCAAACTATTATGTTTGGTCTCCTTCTTCATTGTTTTTTGTAGCCAGGACAGGACTCGAACCTGTATGAGTAGAATATCTAAATATCTAATATCTTAAAGGCATCCCTCTATTTTTTTAGAATTCAGATATTCAAGTCACCATCTCACGTTTCTATGTCTAGAACAATCTTGTTACCTTGATATCTAAGATTGCCGTTGCGTCTAACCAATTCCGCCACCTGACTATATTTAAAGTAACCCAACTCAGAAGGGTATTTGTTACATTATCACAGCTTTTGCAATGTACTCTGGTTAATTACTCCGTCTGTACCCAACCGCTTTATGTTGGCTTATAGCTGGCTATTTTAATGCAACTCACAACTTTATTTGTTGGAATTACTTTTTGCAGTCAGGACAGGATTCGAACCTGTATGAGATGGTCAAAGCTCTCGCTGCATCTTACGTGGAGTTTTGCGGACTCCTGCGTCTACCAATTCCGCCACCTGACTATATGTTGCCCCCCAAGGATTCGAACCTCGATAAACAGAATCAAAGTCTGCTGTCCTGCCGTTAGACGAGGGGGCATTAGCTTTTCCAAGATGTCAAAGAACAATTTTTGATTGTTGCTCGCGCAATTATCATATATATAAATATACGACCAAAATACGTGATCTCCACGCGTTTTATATGACCTTTATATGACTATTTGCAACAAAAAAGCCCGAATTTCTTCGGGCTTGCTTAAATATTCATATGTAAGTCATATGCTTCAAACAAGCCCATATAAGGCATAATCCGCAATGGTATTAAACCATTTGGGACTTGAGCATATATGGAGTTGTTGTGAAAGCATATTGTATTTTATATAATATACGTATTGTAAGAAAATGTAAAAATCGATTTTTAAATTAAAGATATCATAATATTACCAACAACAGCAAAGACCCAAGCTATAAGTCCTAAAGTTGATAATGCTACTACAAAGTAGTAAAATATATCGTGTGGTGTTGTTTTTAGTTTCATAACTTTTTAATTTTAGTAGTCAGGACAGGATTCGAACCTGGGGTCATCGGGGTATAGGTACTAGGTTACCACCCCTCAGACTCTTCCTAGTTAGCGTTAAACCACTCCGCCACCTGACTGTGTTGAGGATGAGAAGTCCTCTGTGTTGTAGTGTGCGATTACATTTTCTGTAATTCAAGTAATGTCACTCTTCTTTACAATTCCTTTCTCAAGGGAACAACACAATGTTGATTACTGTGCTGCAGCAGCAGTATCAACACTTCCACCCAAATCTACAGTATCCTGATAGAGCGAATCAACTGACTCAGTAGTCGGTTCGGTGGTGGGAGTTTCGTTAGTTGAGCAAGCTGTGACCATCATGGCACAAACGAGCATTAACGCGAACATGTTTTTCATAACTTTGTTTTTTAAATTGTTTAACATGATTAAATATACAAACAAACATTCAAATACCCAAGTTTTTTTAATGGTTTTTAAAAATATTTTTTACAATTTTTATGTATATTTATAATAAAACTAAATAACATGAAATTATACGAATTAAAGCAGATCATCAAAGAAGAAATTAACCGGGTAATAAATGAATCATTACAGGATAAAATGCACCAAATGATGCAAGATAATCCGGATGAGTATGGTGAGCTTGTAAAGATAAAAAATGCTATAAAGGTTGATTTAGATGGAGGAGATTTTTACGATTACAAGAATTATGCTGAAAAATACGAGAACCAGGTAAAAGGTGGGAAATATCTTAGAACATATGTTGGTGGGAAACATTACCTTATCGATATGAATGATGATAAATTTCGTGTAAGAGAGTTGATGGATATGGGGGATGAGGATAAGGATTTTAAGTTTAAAGATATTTACAAAGTTAAGGAGGGGGGTTCTACCGGGGAAGCTCAAAAGCTAGTTCAAGCCCTAGCTCTAAGCCTTAAATTTAGCTAAACGCGATCCTAACAAGATTCGAACTTG